ATTATAATAAAGAACTCCATTAGAGTCGGAAAGACCATCAAGTACGGACTTATTACTATGCTCGTGGGCTTTCTCAACCGCAGGATAAACCAAACTGTTAAGAATTGTCTGTAAACTTAATGATTGTGCAGAGCTGTCGGCAGATATCTTGGCTTTAATACTGTCTGCTTCAAGTGGTTCCACATAGCAATCCCACGTATCTGTGTTATCGACATATACATAAAAGACCGCATTGGCAAAAACTAAGAACTCATAATCGGTTTCTGTGGCAATCCCGAGAGGAATTAAAAATGTGTTATTCTCATTCGTAACCGTGAAAGCAATCAAAACTTGCTTGCCCGCCTTATAAGCTGCATCTATTTGCTCGTAGGTCTTATTGTGGGAAGTAATTGTATATCCATCTGCCCCGCTTTGCGCCTGCACATTAACAATAAAAAGTTCCGACTCTGTTGAACCTCCGCCACCTATAACCTTGCCATCGTACAGCAGCGTGCCGGTATCATCGGCGGTCAACAGGTCAATGACCGACTTGTTATCATGGCCGTGCCGTGCGGCGGTGTTAAGAGCTATCTCGGCGGCGAGGCTGTGCGAGAGCCGCTCTGTGCCGTCCGGGATTGACACCTTTGCAGAGCCTGTTATCATAGGCGCATAGCCGACTATCTCGCCGTCCGCAAAGGCGACAAGCTGCGCTGCCATGTTGCCCGGTTCGGGCACAACATCGCTTGTAATTTTAACCGCCACATAGCCGTCCACAGGAGTCAACAGCCCGGTTTGCAGATACTCGCCGACCGTCGACTCAAAATAGACTCTGTAGCTGTCCGCGCCCTCGAGCTCGGCGGGAACGGGTAGCGACAACTCCGTGAAGTTGTTCTCCGCTCGATATCCAACGTCATACCCGCGCGGGCGGGCATAGTCAACCGTTATCGTTCTTGTCTGCATCATCTTTTTTCCGTCTCCCCGTTCTCGCCCGCTGTGGGCGCTTTTTCGAGCTCTGAGAGCATATCGGACAACAACTCGATTTTGCCGCAGATTTTCGCAAGCTCGACCTTGTTGACTTCGAGCTGCTGCATTATTTGAGAGTTGTTCTGCTGCAAGGCTTCGCCCTGCGCTCGCACTTCCGCGATTTTCTGTTCGATTTCTGCTTTTGTCATTTTTTCACCGCCTATTCGTCTGCAAACTTCAAGCGTCTGCCATTAAAATACAAAAGCTCACCATTTGCCGTAAGTGTCTTACTATATGTCGTGCCGTCCTGATTGCTTGTCTGAAATGTTAGACGCATGATATTATCAGCCTCTGTCCACGCATAAAGCCCAGCCCAGAGCTTGCCGGAGGTCTCGCCCCTTATTTCAAAACCCGCTCCCGGTGTCTTTTCGGCGTTCATTTTTGCAATACCAACGCCAAGTTTAAAATTTGTTCCGCCGACGGGTCTGTGGTGTATCAGGCTTTCAAACTGGTCATTTTTTGCCTCATTCGTCTCGACACATTGTCTAATTCTCGTTCTGCTTTTTTCGATAATCGCGAAATCAGTGTCCCAGTTGTACGCCAAACCGCCGACGGCAGGCTTTGCCGCAGACGCGTTGACGGTTGACGTGCCAAATCTAAAGCCTTTCGATGACCACTCGCCGAGCGTAAACTCAGGCGCGGCTATAGTCGCATACCAGTCGCCGCCGAGTGCGGTTTTAAACAGCATCGAGCTACCAAAGGTCAGATATTTATATCCCGTTCCGCTACCTGTGCCTGCGCCTTGATATAGGTCAAGCACGCCGCCTGACAAGTCGGCTTTATATCCGTCGTTGTTTAAGATTGACAGTGTACCGCCGTCAAGGTTTATATCGCCGCCGGTGATGTTGATGTCGGAAGCTTCGATGTGTCCGGTTTCGAGGTTAAAAGAAAATCCGTTTGTGCCGCCTGTGATGATACCCGTCGTTATAGCCGTTGCGTTTATGCCCGCTCCGGTCATGGCGTTGGTGTAGGTCTTGCCGCCGTTTGTGGTGCAACCTATACCGCCGTAGGTGCATTTAACGCCCCGCAAGCCGTCTGTCGCGAAACATTCCCATCCGTCCGGGTTTCCGTCCTTGTCGAGGTCGAGAATGCGGTAATATCCGCCGTTTGCCCCGTTTATGGCGTCTGTGGCGGCTTTTATTGCCGCTTCCATCGAGTTTTTAACCTTGCTGAGTTCAAGCTTTACGGACGCGCTGACAGAGTCGAAAGACATCTCCGTTGTGTCGAGATTGGGAGATGTGATTGTGGACTGCAAGCCGCCGGAGAGGTCTAACTCCTGTTGTGCTACATAGACGGTATATGACTTGTTGTTTTTGTCTTTGACGGTGATAATATCTCCGACCTCTACACACGGATCTCCGCGCCATGTACAAGTTGACGGATACCATGTACGCCCGTTATACCGTGCATATATCGCGTCTATCTCGGCATGGGTAACAAGCGGATTTGCAAAAGACAGTGGAACTCCTGTGCCTTTCGTATAGACATCTTCGTCCTCGCCCGCTGTGACCGCTTCTATTTTGACCGCGCTCTCCGCGGACTTTTTAAAACCGTTTTCCCACTGGACATCTGCCGTCACGGTGTAGTCATAGGTACTGCCCGGACTAAAAAACCACGAGATATAAAGCTTTCCGACCGTGTTTACTCGCGCAGACATTCCCGCGCATCCGACGCAGTAGCCGAGCACATCTCGCTCGCTCTGCTCTGTCAGTTCTGCGGCTGTTGCAACGCCGATAACATGATTTTTCAAGGCAGTCTGTGCCGCCGTATCGACATATGTCACGCTCAAGCCGCGCATACTCGCGATATTCTCGACGACATCTTTCAGCGTCGTGGTGTCCGTCACGGTGATAGACGGTGTCCACTTGCCGCCCATTTTGTCTATCTCATCATAGCCGGTGACGGTCAAGGTCTTTCCGTCGTCGTCCGTCTCCGGCTTCTCCGTCGCAAAATATCCGCAAGGCGTATAATAATATGTTCCGTCCGCCAGAAGCACACCACTTTCGATAAATGCTATCTTGTCGCGGTAGTTATAGGTGGGTGACGGATTATTAAAAGTCGCGGAATAGGAGCTTGAACCCACACTTCCGACCGTTGCGTCCTCGTCTCCGTTGAGAACCTGTGTCACGCTCAAGCTCAGTAAGCCGTCCGTTACGACGACCTTATCCGAGACAAAAGAGCGAATCCCGAGAGTCGTCACATAATGTCCGAATGTTATCCGGTTGATTATGTGACGAGTCCGCTTGGCATAAGCAGTTCTTACCGCTGCGCGTTTTGTCGCGTTGATTATCTTATACACTGCCCGTGCCCCCTTACATCTCGGTCAAATTGAAGCTAAACTCTTTATAAGTCCAAAGAGTCTCGCTGTATATCTGCTCTATATCCGCTTCGAGCGTCGAGCAGTAGAATGTTTTTGTGCCGAATGTGCCCGTTTTCGGGTTCGGCAACCAACAGTCGAAACTGTCGGCAAGGATAATGTCCGCGATTTCTGCATACTGCGTGTTGTTCAATCCGCTTGGCATCGTGGCGGTGTATTTGTTCTTTCCCGTCACGATATCGCGGAACATTGTTCCCGTGTTGTTGTCACGCCCGCTTTTGCTGCTGTCGATGATATTTATTCCGGGTTTCAAGCCCATCGGCGTGGGAAGTGTTTTCCATGTCGATGTACCCGTTTTTTTGATTTTCATTACGGCTATACTCATACGCTCACCCCCGCGAGCGGCGTTTTGCCAGTTCTTCTGACAACGCCGTTATGGTATTCAATTACCGATTGCCCGACGACCTTTCCGTCGAGCGTGGTATAAATTGAAATTGATATCGGGCGTGAGTTATCCCCGCCGAGTTCATTCATGACCTCGCGAACCGCCTGTTTCATCGTCGACAAAGGCGAAACAACTTCGGGCTCGCGCTTGTTATCGCCGAGTATGGCAGTGTATTCGCCGTAGTTTCTCGGGACAACTGTACCTGTTGCAAGGCGAGGTATGCTGACGGTAGGCAGATTGAAGCCGAACTTCTTGCCGCCTATTCCGGGCACCCAATCGGGAATATTCCACGAGATTCTATTTGCTTTATTGACAACGGTATTAATACACCGCTCAACGAGCGATATAATACCGTTAAGTCTGCCACGACCTGAGCTTTTGATTGAATCCCACATTCTCGACGCGCCAGAGGTTATTTTATTCCAAAGGTCGGCTGCACCGTGCGCGATTTGACTGCCGAAAGATTTGATAGCATTCCAAGCCGCCGAGAACGCGCCCGAATTTATTCCGGTTGCAATACCGACGGAGAAAAGCGCCGCACCTGCCGCTATAAGCGGAATATTTGTCGTCGCAATACCCGCTATAAGGAGAGCTGTTCCCAGTGCGATTGAGCCCCATGTCACTATCTGCGCGAGCCACGGAGGCATAGCTTCAAAAGCTCCGCTCTTGTCTCCGACTGTCATTCCAGTGACAAGAAGCATAATTCCCGCAAGTGTAAGATAAATGTTCCCCATGACTATACCGACAACCAAGAGAGCTGTGCCGAGTGCCATTCCGCCCCATGTGATTATCTGCTTTAACCAGCCGGGCATAGCCTCAAAAGCCCCGCTTGCCTCGCCGTATTTGACGCCCGTCATATATAGAGCGATACCTGCGAGAATAAGCTTCGGGCTAAATTTGACAAGTCCGACTATAAGCAACGCCGCACCGAGTATCATCAGCCCCCATGTGATTATCTGATTAACCCATGTTGGCATACTCGAAAATGCACCCGTGTTCTGTCCGACTTTTATTCCCGCCGCAATGAGTGCTATACCGAGAATAATCGCTGGGATATTAACCGTCGCTATGCCTACCATAAGTAGTGCAACGCCGAGCAACATCGACCCATAAGCCGCTATTTTCGCCATGTTGCCGTCGAGGTCGTCGAGATCGGTGTTGAATGCGGGCACAGACGACGCATCTGCGCCGCCTGAACTGCTTGAGCTGTTATCACTGAGCTGATTCAGCTCGTCGAAACTCGCAAGGCTTCGAGAAGCTTTTTCCGCCGCCTTGCCGACCTTGCTTGTCGCCGTTGCTTGCTTATTAAGCGCCTTTGCGTTTTTCTGCATCTGTGATACAGATTTGCCGAAAAGCGCGGCGGTAAACGACGCGAGAAAAGCCGATGCTTGTTCGAGCGCGTGCAGTAACGCTTTAATCGCAGGCAATGCAAACTCGTATATCGGCTGAAACGCCGTCAAGAGATTACCCTTTATGTTGGCAAGAGAGGTCTGTATCTGCTTGTCCGACGAAGTCATAGAGGTGAGCAGCTCTTTAAGCTTTCTGAGTGCCTTTGTTATGACAGTAAAAATGAAAACTCGCTTTGCAAGACCGCCTATGCGCTTGACAAATTTATCAAGACCGGCAGTAGCTCCAGTCAAGCCCTTTTTAAATCCCGCAGGTGCTTTGGCGCTCAGGGCTTCCCGGAGCTTTGTTTTCGCAATATCGGCTTTACTTCTGAGTCCGTCGAGCTTTTTCTCTGCGTCTACGATAGCCGCTTCGGACGAGGCAAGCTGCGCGGAACGGTCGGTCTGGTGCTTCGCTTCGGCTTTACTTTCAATCTTTTCGATTTTTTCAAGGACTTTGTCATATTCCGCCTGCAAGCTGTGGACTTTGTCAACCCACTCGCCGGATTTGCCGTCAGCTCCGGCAACGCCATGTTCCCACTGCTTGTCATATTCGGCGACTTGCTGTTTTGCTTCGGCGATTTTCGCTTTGAGCGTTTCCGCCTGTTCTATCAGCGGTTTTGCGGCTTCCGGCTCGATATATCCGTCGTCAGATTTGAGATTTTCATATTCCGTGCGCAGTCTTTCGACTTCGGCTATCTGCTTTTCGACTTTGGCATTTGCTTCATCGACATTGTTCTGCAACCGTTTCATCTTCGCCGACGATTGGTCAACTTCCTTGCCGCTGAACGCCTGTTTGACGCGCTGATACATACGTGACACCGATTTATTCACCATGTCCGTCGCTTTATTCACGCCGTCCGTGTCAAATTTTGTGTCAAATTTGAGAGAGCCGTCAACCATTCAATCACCCCCCCCCGCTATCCTAAAAGTTTATTGAGCGCGTCACGTTCTGCCTGTTCCTGTGCCGAGTATTTGCGCTCAATGTCTATCATCTTTTTGTGCTCTTTGTAAAATTCCTGCTCCCACTTGTCGAGTTTCTTGTGTCTGTTCTTCTTTTCGCGGATAGAACGGACTGTCGAGAAAAGGCACTCGCCAATCTCTGCGAAATAGCCGAGAAATGTCCACCAATGCATATAGGGCACGGCGCGGACTTCCTGCCCGGCGGTCTTGTTTACTGCGGAAAAAATCATCTTTTCGTCCTGAGACCAGGACATGACCTTTTTCTGTCGCTGTTGACCTACTTCTTTATAGTCCTCACCGCCATCAAGAAACCACGACGCTTTTTCAATCGCCTCGTTGCAAGCTTCTCTCGGTATCGAGTCCGGCTCTTTATATAAACAGTCCAGCATAACCGCCATTTTGTCATACTCATTGAGTTCCGGGTCGTCAAATGCCTCGAAAATGACAAGCGCAACGCGATAGTCGGAGCAGATAGAATATTCTTTGCCTGCCACTTCGAGCGTGGTCGGAAGATAGCCTATCATAAGCTATTTTTAAACCTCGCGGCTTCGGCTTCGTACTTTTTGATACGGGCTTCGGCTTTCTTCTGCTCGGATTTTATGTCGGTTTCTATGATCGGGAGAACTGCATTGAAAACGCGCTCGAAAAGTGGAACGCCGCCGCGAGTTGAAAGCGGTGAAGCTGTGCCGAACAGAACGCCGGACACCTCGGAGTTGAAGATATAGTCGAACTGACCGCATATGAACTTGCCGAGGTCGCGGAGACTATCAGCTGCCGTCTCATCGTCAAGGTCTGCGGAACCGTCGCTCTTTATCTTGACGTTCTCATATTTCTTCATTTCTTCGTTTATATTGTTTTTAGCGTTTCGCAGACGCTCTATAAGTCCGTAGTCGGCGGTATCTATACGGACAATTCTCTGCGGGTCGCCGTTAATTTCGTAGCTTTTAAAGCCGTCGTCAAAGTTTATACTCTGTCGCTGCTGTGCCATGTTTTACCTCCTAAAAAGGGAGAGAGGCTGCCGAAGCAGCCCCCCTTTTTTGATTACTTGGACGAATCTGCGGTAAACGTTTTTGTTGCCGCATCAAAAGTTCCCTTTGTGCGTCCGCCGTTGTAGTGGATTTCAAAGGGAATCTGAACGCCGTCTTCGCCGCCTATCGACTGTGGAATGATAATAGCGTTCTCGCGATACGCCCACTCACACGAGCCGTCGGTCTTGAACAGCGCGTCAACGACAGTTGTTTCAAGAGCCGAGCCAGTCGCGCGGTCGTTGATTATGGACGCAAGGTGCTCATAGAGCGGGTCGCCGCTATAAGCATAATAAGGGTCAACAGAGCCCTGCGGCTCGTAGCCCTTGACATTGGTCGAGTTCTCGCCGAGTATGTTCTTTTTGGTCTCCGAGTCCGGATTCATCTCAATCGCATACTCTTCAAGGTCTTTGCCCAAACGGACATAGTTTGCAGCTGTGCCATTAAACGACGAATCGATGTAGTGTGCAAGATATTTGCGCTCTATCTTTGCGTTTGCCGTATTAGTAGTAGCAGGTTCAGGCATTAAAACTCCTCACTTTCTATGGTATATTCGGCGTAGATTTGAAGCTGATATGTGACGCCGTCGTTCACATTGCCTGTTGGCACTGCAAAAAGCATTGCATTCGCGCAGCTCATCTTCGTTATCTCACCGGACAGCTCTTTGCCGTCAACGATAGATGTCACCACGATATGCTTCTGCTTCTCGAGCCAATAGTTCAGCTCCAATAAAAAAGCACTGTGCGCCAGTCGGTCAAACTCGTTAAATGGTCTGCCGTTGGCGTACAGTACAAAGCTGTGTTTGCGTTTCTCATTGCCTAAAATATCTTTTCCGACAAGCGCATCGCCCGAAGAATAGAGTCCGAAGTCCCCGCTCTTGTTTTCGGAAAAATCGACATGCAAGCCGTTACAAAAGTCGTCTATTTTAGGACACTGAGAGAGTGTTTTTTTTACGGTTTCGATTATGTTCATCTGTTCGCCGCCTCCTGAGCGTCTTTGAGTATGTCGTCGGCTCTGTCGGCTTTCATACGCTCAAACCAGTGCGAACCTGCGAGCGGATTTTTTGTGGTATCGTATGTCAGCGGTCTCCCCGTCGGGGCTTTACTCGGCGGTGACCACCAACCCACAATCTCACCGTTTTCCTTAACCGGGACGTTCGGACCGTAAATTTCACCAATATATTGATAGTGCGCATACGGGCCCAACTGTCGAATTTCGCCAGTGCCTATGACAGTAGGGATGGTCAATGCCTTCGTCGCCAAAAAGCCGGACTGATACGGGATATACGGCGTCATAAACTTAATAACATCGGAGTCGATAACGCACTGGATTCTATACGCACGCTGAACCATGTTTTTGGCAAAGTGCGGATTCCAGTGAATTTTAACATTTATCGTTCCGGTATAATCCATATCGTCCGGCTGGTTTATCTTTGGCAGATTTTTCACGCCATCACCTCACATCAAGCTCAGTGTGTCGCATTTCTGCCGAGCCATAATCGCATACCCGGCAAGCCATGACCGTGTGGACATCATACCCGGCAAAAAGCTTTTTCACGCTCGCGCTCTGAGTCTCTTCGGTTGAATTATCAATCGTCAGAGGCACAGAGCCTTTGATTATAAGGTCTTTCTGCGGGGTGAGCTGCAAGAGCAACGGCAGAAAAACCGTCACCGTGTCGCTCTCGGTCTTACCGTTTTTGCCCGTTGAGGCGGTCGACTTCATATCCCAAAAAACGCGCGGCAGGAATATCCGCTCGTATTTGCCCCCTGTGAGGCGGTACACGGTTGCTTTTGTGTTGGTATACACACCTTTACCTCCTATAAAGTAAACCCGTGTCACCGAGCCACAGATGCAGAATACGGCTATATTCCTGCTGACTTTCGCGGCGTCTGTCAGTTGCCGATGCATAAGATACGGAGTAGCTGCCGACGCTCTCGGAGGTCTTACCGCTCTGACAGTCCGCGCTATGTTCCGACTTTAGGCATTCGGCGAGCTCGCAGCAACAAGACTTAATCGCTTCCGTCACTTCTTCAATTCGGCTGAATGTGTGCCGCTCAATAACCTTGGAGGCTCTGACGGCGAAAAAGTCGAAGTCGTCCTTGCTCATAGCGTCCTCGCCATGGAGATAGTCATTGAGATAGTAGTCGTAGTCTGCATACTGTGTCATCGTTGGTCACTCCTCGCTTTCGTCCGAATGCTTTTCTTTCATGTGCTTCTGTAGCGCAGTTCCAGATTTGTATTTCTTCCCACACTCAGAGCAGCAAAAGGTCTGTTCCTCGGTCTCTGCGGAGGTCTGTTCCTCGGTCTCTGCGGAGGTCTGTTCCTCGGTCTCTGCGGAGGTCTGTTCCTCGGTCTCCGGGAAAATCAGTCCAACTATTTTCATACTCACTCACCTCAAGCCTTGTGATGCAGGTAAATACCGGCGACCTTGTTATCGTATGCATCGGCGATGCCGACATTGCGATAACCGTACATCCATGCGTCCGCCGTCTGATTCTGTTCGGGTGAAATTATCTTCGGGGCGACATGCTTCTGGAACTGAATGACTGCCGGCTTGTGAACAATCATAAAGTTGATGTCTTTTGCGGAAGTCGCCTTGTCGTAGCCACCTGCGGTCTCGTCCGTGGTTGTCGTGTTCGGGCTCTCTCCGGTCGTGATAATCTTGCCGGACTTCTGGTTGATTGCGGTATAAAACCTTGTCTGCGGGACATCGACGATTTTAACGAATCTTTCAAATACCTCGCGGCTCTTGGTAGTGTCCATATCCTGCACAAGACCATGCAGCGTGGGCGTGATGTAAAGATATCTCTGATCGGTCGGAACCTCATCCTCGTCCATCTTTGTTATAGCCGCTCGAAGCGCTGCAATTACGGCGGCGCCATCAGAAAGCGACGCGCCCGCCGAAACTTTGGATATGCCAGTAATGCCGGAATATGTTGCAAAACGGAATGCATCAAGTTCCGGAACAACCTTTGTTCGGATGAATTCTCCTGCGAGTCTGCCAAACGCGATATAAGCACTCTCCTGATTATCAAGCGCATCGACAGTGAAAAGCCTACCTCTGTCAAAATTGCATTTGACCGTCTCATTTGTCAGCGTTACATCGCCGGCAACATATCCGCCGTTACGCGAATAATCGCCAAGCCCGCTCATGCTGAGTTTGGGGATTATAAGTTCATTCGCATTTGCGCCCTGCCTGACGAGCTCAGAAGCACCATCAAGATCCGAGGTAAGAGATGCGAGCTTATAAGCCTCGTCAAGCATTTTCACAAACTGTTTGACAAGTGTAATACTGTTTGCCATTTAAAAAGTCCTCCTTATTCGACTTTCAGCCCCATTGCGGATCTTATTGCCGCTTCCTGGGAGCTGTATTTTGTTGACAGGGAGCTTCCCCCTGTGCCTGCCGCATATGGCGGAGGCGTTTCTTCGTCCTCAAAAAGATAGCCGCTTTTCTCTTTGAGTTCTTCAAGCGCAGTCTTTATATCTGCCGCCTGATTTTTACTTGCCTTGAGCGCGTCGATGTCAAGCATTGCTTTAACAGCTTTTGCTTCTCGGCCTTTCATGCCGGCTATAGCACCATCGAGAATGTTACCGAACTCGAGATCCGCAAGCTGCTGCTCATAATTGGTTTTCTGAGTGTTCAGCTCGTTTGTCAGCGTGCTAATCTTTCCCTTCAGCTCGCCAACATCTACGTCCTTAAGGTCCTTCAGCGCATTTTGTGCGGCTTCGAGCTGCGTCTTATACCCGTCACGCGCCGATACCACTTTACTGTGTTCAGCGACGGTTTTATAATTTTCCGCAAACTCTTTTTCAAAATCCGCTTTTCTTTCCTCGTCAACGGTAATTCCGTATTTTTCGAGGATGGTGTGAATGTTTTCCATAAAAAATCCTCCTAACATGGCTTATATACCGCTCTGTCTGCGGTAAGAATTAAGCCGCATAAACCTGCGGCGGGGTGATATAAAAACAGCGTCTTGCAGTTGACTGCAAAAC